AGTCAATAAAACAAATCACAGAAAAATGTGGACTTGATCCTCTTGATTTTTTATCTGAACAAAGTGGTTGGTTTTTATTAGAAAGTGGGGCATTAGCTCCAGGATCTTACAGAATTAAAAATAATAAAATAGTAAATAGCACATTTGAAGAGGTCGTACGACCAAAAGATTGGATTCGAGTTGGAAATGACTGTTATCCTGTAGGTGAAATGTTTGGATTAAATGTGTATGAAGCTACGCATGTAAATACCAGACAAAAAGTATATATCACTATAGGGGAAATAATGTCATGATGACGCTAAAAAAATATATCAAAGAAATGGCGGCAGTGGCAGTTTCAGATTTAGATACAGAATTTTTAGCAAAGGCTCAAACATTAACATCATTTAATTTAAAAGGATCTGATTTTACTTCTTTAAAATATAAAAAAGAAATTCAACATTTATTTCATATGAAATATTTTCCGAAGTTTGATATGGATGGCACTATAAAAGGTCAACCAACTGTAGGTAAAGTTAATTCAGTTTTAAAGGAACTGAAAAGGATTGACTCAACCGCATTTGGAAAATTACATAAGTATGATATTAAAGGTGTTGGTCCTGGTGAAGCCATGTTATTCTTTATTTTAGATGATGCTCACTTAGGTGGTGGCTCTTCTGCAGGAGTTGATTTAGTAGTTGACGGTAAAAATTATGAAATTAAAGCTGGCAATTTTACTAGAGACGGATATATGGTTAACTATAAATTAGGTGCCACTATGGATATGACAAAAATAGTCGGTCCAGCCCTCGAACTTAAAAATATGGCAGACCCCAAAGGAGCTTTAGGCAAAGAAAAATCTGGTGTGAATGGAAAACAAATGGCAGCTATTAAAAGAATACCAAAGCTTGCAGCCAGATGGAAAAAAGAAGTTGAAACTCCTTATATCGATGCCGCTCATAAATATCTTTCTGCAAATCCAATTATCTTTATGGTTAATACGTCGCCCAAGAATTTGGCCGGAATGTGTCAAGCTATCAAAGTACCTAAAAAGTCTGATATTGGATTAGATATGGTAACTCAAGGAATAATCAAACCAAAGGTGAAGGTATGAAAAACAAACTAGCACAAATAAGATCTTTGAAGAAGGCATTAAAAAATTATAAGCCTCTTGAAAAAGATGATAAAAAAGACGAAGTTCAAGAAGATGCCCCAGCTAATTCAATCAGTGTCGGTGGACCAGTTGCTGGCCACGATAATATTCCGCTTGGTCATGAAATGATGCGTAGAATCAAAGAAGTTCCAGTAACTGATCGTAGATATAAACTCAATAGTTCAAAAGCTAATACTTTAAAGAAAAAATATAGAGGTAAAGAACTATTGTTAACTACATTTAAGAAACACGCATACGGCAAGTAAATGCTTAAAATTTATATGATGATATTTGTAATCGGTTTAATAGGCTCTATAGGTTATGGAGCTTATGCTACATGGAATCATATGCAAGCAAAAATAGAAATATTAACAGCAAACAATGCTAAGCTTGAAGGTGCTGTACAGACTCAAAAAGATACTATTGGCGCACTTGAATCTGATATTCAAGCAGTTAACAATGAATTAAAAAGCGTTAATAAACAAATGACCCGTACACGCACGCGGAATAAAATACTTGCAAAGAAATTAGAAAGTTTAGATCTTGGTTTGCTTGGTGCTGAAAAGCCAGATGTAGTTGAAAAATTAATTAATAGGGGAACTGCCAATGCATTAAGATGTTTTGAATTAATGTCTGGCGCTCCATTAAGTGAAAAAGAAAGAGAAGCAGAAAATGGAAAAGCGTTTAATCGTGAATGCCCTTGGTTGTTTGATACTCTTGTTGACCCTGAACGGTTGCAGCAGCTTGAAGAGACTTCCCGAAACAGTAGAGATTAAAACTAAACCAGTCGAAAGACCTGAACTTGTTTTACCAGAAGCAGATCAAATTGATCAACGTGATATAACATGGGTTGCAATAACACCAAATAATCATGAAGAAGTTTTTGATGATCTAAAAAAGACAGGTGACGATCTAGTTTTATTTGGATTAACTGGAGATGATTATGGAAAATTGGGTTTGAATATATCTGATATTAGAATGTATATAGGTCAACAACAAGCAATCATACAAGCATATAAAAATTATTATATTGAAAGCGAAAAAACCATGGATAAAGCAGTTACTATAGAGGAATAACAATGGAATACTTATGGATTTATACCAGCATAGCTGGAGCACTTTTAGGCGCTGCTTGTTTAGCATATATACGAGACACGCGAATAGGTTTATGGGGATATTCAAAGTTTGATCAAATTCTTGACTGGTTGCGTGATAGATATGGATGGACATGGTTTGATCAAGATCCAGAAGCATGGAAAAAAGTAAATCCAAAAATTGCTGCTAAGATTCAAGAACTTGAAAATAGAATAAATGAGATGTCAAGAATTTCAGGTGATAATAGAAATATTAGTAGTAGAAAGAATTCTGCAGGATCAATACAGCGTAAAGACTAGTCTGATGCATAGTATACTATCCTCCCTTTTAAGAGATTACTCTCTTATTATACCATAGATATATACCTTTGTACATATAAAAATACAATATATATTACTTTTTTTTACAAAAAGGGGCATATATTGTATTTACAAAAACCTAACATTGATATATAATAGTACTAATCATAAAACAAACTTCAACTAATACTTAGTAAATATACGATTTACTGAGTATATATTTTACGCTTAAGGGAAAATCATATGCTATTTCAAGAACAAATCTCCAGAAAACCAGATTTATATCCATGGACAAAAGACTTTATTGAAGCTATTTGGAAAGGCTTTTGGACACCTGAAGAATTTAACTTTCGTTCAGATTATTCACAATTTAAATCAGATCTAAGTCCAGAAGAACGGGAGATTGTTGTTAAGACTATGTCAGCAATTGGTCAAATTGAAATTGCAGTTAAATCTTTTTGGGCTGATGTAGGTAATCACTTACCTCATCCATCAATTAAGGATTTAGGTTATGCAATGGCCAATTCAGAAGTCATTCATAATATGGCATATGAGAAAATTCTTGATGTCTTACATTTGACCCATGTGTTTGAAGAAAATTTAAATGAAAAAGTAATTAAAGGTCGTGTAGACTATTTACGTAAATATAATAATAAAGTATATGCTGATGATAAAAAGCAATATATTTATTCCATTATGTTATTTACATTGTTTGTTGAAAATGTAAGTTTATTTAGTCAATTCTATATTATCATGCATATGAATCGTAATAAAGCAGTAATGAAAGATTGTGCACAACAAGTACAATATACTCGTAATGAAGAGATGTTACATGCTCAAGTAGGCATTAAATTAATCAATACCCTGCGTGAAGAATATCCAGAATTATTTGATGCAGAACTCGAATCAAGAGTAAAAGAAGAATGCATTGATGCTCTTAGAGCTGAAAGCAAAGTGATTGATTGGATTATGGGTGATTATGAAACAAAAGGTCTATCTGCTGGTATTCTTAAATCATTTATTGCTAAAAGAATGGCAGATTCTTTAGATCAAATCGGGTTTGATAATTCAGAGATTATATATAATCAAGATGATGTTGATCAAACTTTTTGGTTTGATGAAGAATTATTGGGTGCTAACATGACAGATTTCTTTCAAAAGCGTCCAGTTGAATATGCAAAGGGTCAAGGTATTACTGCTGATGATTTATTTTAAAGGATTATATAATGGGATTTGAATGGGCAAACGATGATTCACGGCTTTTTTTAAGTCGTGGATACATCGATGGAAATATGACAGCTGAAGAGCGAGTGCGAATGATCGCTCAAGCTGCGGAAGAAATTCTTGACAAAGAAGGATTCGCTGATAAGTTTTATGATTATATGAGCAGAGGATTCTATTCTCTATCATCTCCAGTATGGTCTAACTTTGGAACTAAAAAAGGATTGCCTATTTCGTGTAATGGTGTTTTTGTTGAAGACGATATGGCATCAATTTTAATGAAAAATGCTGAAGTTGGAATGCAAACAAAAATGGGTGCAGGCACATCAGGTTACTTTGGAGCTATTCGATCAAGAGGAGAACCTATTAAATCTGGTGGTGTAGCTGATGGACCTGTGCATTTTATGAATCTCACTGAGACGCAAGTAGACGTAGTTGCTCAGGGATCAGTACGCAGAGGATCTTTTGCAGCTTATTTGCCTATTGATTCTCCAGATATTATGGAGTTTCTTGAGTGTCGTGAAGAAGGCTCTTCTATTATGCATCTATCACTTGGTATTTGTATCTCTGATGAATGGATGCAATCTATGATAGATGGTGATTCAGAGAAAAGAACTGTATGGGCTCGTGTACTTCGTAAGCGTAGAGAAAGTGGTTATCCATATTTGTTCTTTAGTGATACTGTTAATAACAATAAGCCTCAAGTGTTGAAAGATCAAGATATTCCTATTTGGGCGTCTAATCTTTGTTCTGAGATTTGTTTGCCTTCAAGCGATGAATGGTCATTTGTATGCAATCTAGCTTCGATGAATTGTGCTACATTTGATGAATGGTCTGAAACTGATGCAGTAGAAACGATGATTTGGTTTCTTGATGCTGTAATGGAAGAATATATTGAAAAAACTAAAGATATTCAGTTTATGCATTCTGCTTATGATTTTGCATTACATTGGAGAGCTTTAGGACTTGGACAGTTAGGTTGGCATACATATCTTCAATCTAAGAGCGTGGCATTTGAATCATTTGAAGCTCATATGCTTACTATGAAAATTAGTAAATTTATTGACGATAAATCACTTGAAGCATCAAAAGAATTAGCTATTGAATACGGTGAGCCAAAGGGCATGTTAGGTACTGGAGAGCGTAATCTTACAAGAACTGCAGTAGCTCCTACTACATCTTCTTCGTTTATTCTTGGTCAGGTATCTCCGTCTATTGAGCCACTCGCTTCAAATTACTTTACAAAAGATTTAGCAAAGGGTAAATTTACATATCGTAATCCTCATCTTAAAGCTGTACTGCATGATCATGGCAAAAATAATGAAGAGGTATGGGTAGATATTCTTAAACACGGCGGATCTGTTCAACATCTTGATTTTTTAACTGAACACGAAAAAGATGTGTATAAGACTTTTAGTGAAATTACACCGCTTTCAATTGTTCAGCAAGCTGGCGGAAGACAAAAGTATATTGATCAATCTCAGTCGTTAAACATTCTTATTCATCCAGATATTCCAGCTAAAGACGTCAATTCATTAATTATTGAAGGCTGGAAATTAGGAGTTAAGACATTTTATTATCAAAGATCAGCAAATCCTGCACAAGAATTAGTTCGTGATATTATGAACTGTGCAAGTTGCGAAGCGTAAGGAATACTACATGGTACACTATTATATTGAATGCGATTATTGTGATGCAGAATCACAGGTATCAACAGAAGAAGATAAAGAGCCAGAATATTGTCCGTGCTGTGGACACGAAGTAAATGCCCAATTACTAGATGCAGAGGATGACGATTAATTTATATAAATAGTATTTTGTAATTAAGGAATACTATATTGTGGTTATTTGAAAATAAAGAGTTTGATCCAGCTGATTCTCGTATTGATGAATTAGCTGGATTTGTTTACTGTATAACTGACTTAACAAATAATAAAAAATATATTGGTAAAAAAACTTTATGGTCTACAAGAAGACTTAAACCTTTAAAAGGTAAAACCCGTCGAAGAATAAAAAAAGCACAATCTGATTGGATAAGTTATTATGGCTCAAATGAAGAAGTTAAGTTGCTTGTAGAAAATGATGGAGAAAATAGATTTAAAAGAGAAATACTAAAGTTATGTAAGACAAAAGGTCTTATGAGCTATTATGAGGCAAAAGAACAATTTGATCGTGAAGTCCTTTTTAATGATGAATATTACAATGAATTTATTGGATGTAAAATTCATTCAAAGCATGTGAAAGGGAAAGAATAATGTACGAATATAAATGTACTATTAATAGAGTAGTTGACGGTGATACTGTTGATGTAGACATCGATCTTGGATTTGGTATTGTATTAACAGATGAAAGAGTTCGTGTAATGGGTATTGATACGCCTGAATCTCGTACCAGCGATAAGGTTGAAAAGGTTTTTGGTAAAGCAGCTAAAGCAAGACTTCAAGAACTTCTTGGAGCTAAAGGCGTATTAAAGACTGAAATTAATAAAGATGGTGAAGATATGAAAGGTAAGTTTGGTAGAGTCCTTGGCGACTTTGTTGCGCCAGACGGACGTATGTGCACAGAGATTCTTATTGATGAAGGTCATGCTGTCCCATATCATGGTCAATCAAAAGCTGATGTCGAAGTTGGACATCTTGCTAATCGTCAAAGATTAATGCAAGAGGGCAAAGTTGACGTAAAATTAATTCAAAAATTATCTGAATAAAGGGTTTACAATTGAGTAATACTATGGTATAATGTCTATATAATGAAAGGAATCAACTATGATTTTAATTGACTTCTCAGGTATTTCAATTGCCCCTGTCGCAATGGGCTTAACAAATGCTGATGAAAATTTAATACGCCATATGATATTAAATAGTATTCGTATGTATCGTCAAAAGTTTAAAGACAAATATGGTGAAATAGTTATTGTATGCGATGCTGGTGGAAATTGGCGCAAAGATGTATATCCTGAATATAAAGGAAAGCGCAAAGAATCGCGTGAAAAATCTAAGATTGATTGGGATGAAGCTTTTCGTTGTATAAATTTAGTTCGCGAAGAATTAAAAGAACATTTTCCATATAAAGTTATTCATCAATGGGGATGTGAAGCTGATGATTCTATTGCTGAAATAGTAAAATGGACTCAAGAGTTTGGTAATCATGAAGAGGTAATGATTGTATCAGCTGATAAAGATTTTCGCCAACTACAAAAATATGGTAATGTTCGGCAATGGTCAACATCTACTAAGAAATTTGTAGATGAACCTAATCCTAGATTATACCTTGAAGAACATATTCTTACTGGATGCGGGACTGATGGTGTACCAAATGTATTATCAGACGATAAATGTTTTATTGAAGGCCGTAGACAAACACCATTATCTGCTAAGAAAAAAGCAACACTACTTGAAGATCCAAAAGCTTTAGGTGATGAAGTTTATCGTAATTATTTACGTAATAAAAAACTAATAGATTTAACAGAAAAATCAGAATGTCCTCAAAACATTAAAGAAGAGATTATAAATAAGTATGTAGAACAAGATCAATATGGAAATAAAAGTAAAGTGTTCCCATATCTTGTAGCTAAGCGTTGTAGAATGTTAGTTGAAAGTGTACAGGAGTTTATATAATAATGATAAGTGATATACTTAATGATGTAATAAAAGCTAGATCTAAAAAACAAAAGATCGAAATATTGAGAAATAATGAATCATGGGCCTTAAAAGATATTCTTAGAGGAACGTATTGTGAAACAATTCAGTTTAATTTACCTGGAGGAAGACCTCCATATAAAGAAAACCAAGGACACAACGCGCCTTCTAATCTGCTCAAAAAACATAGAGAGTTTATAACATTTGTTAAAGGCGGTCCAGGTGACTCTATGCAAAAAATGAAAAGAGAAAAGCTCTTTATCATTTTGCTAGAATCTGTCGAGCCGCCTGATGCAGAACTAGTTATTAATATGATTACAAAACCCCAATAAAAGGAGTTACCAAAGCAGTAGCAAAAGAAGCCTTTCCGAATTTGATACAGAAATAAATATATGATGATTGGAAAATATACTTATAATTAGATTTATAGACAGGCCTTCTTTGGAAGAGTCTGTCTTTTTTTTAGGAGAACTAAAATGGTTTTACATAACAATCAAATAGCAAAATTACAAAAAGATTCTACTGAGCTTAAAGCTTATGTAGAGGAAATAAAACAAAAGGGTGACCATTCTTTAGCTAAAAAACTAGAATCAAAAAAAGTATATTTAGATCAGAAGATATATGAATTAGAGGATATGGTAGCATAAGACCTTACTAGAAATAGTATAGAAAAGGAACAATTAGTTTTGTTCCTTTTTTTATTTGTATAAATATAGTAAAATGGATCAGCAAATTATCGAATGGGGTAGACATGAAAACTTTTAAACAGATGAACGAAGATATTCAATATCAGAAGCAGCTCAACGAAAAAGGTTTGCTTAAGAAAATTGGGCAGGTCAAACGGGCTGCACTAGCAGCACTTAAAGATGACCCTGAAAAACATGCCGCAAAAATGAAAAACGTAGCTAATAGAGTTGCTAAGCAAGATGCCGAACATGAA